ATCAGATGAATTTACCCACATCTCAAATACATTCTTAAATGTAATGATATCTCCATAGGCTCTATCTGTTAAATTGTATTCATGATAATCACTATCGCCACCCATCTTAAAAAAGTAACATTCTCTTGCATCTAAAACATCACTCATTAAAATTTGAGAGTCCTTTGATAGATACATTCGTTCTTCTTGTTGTAAACTCATAATCTAATTACTCCAATCACTAATCCAAATATGGATAAGTAAACTAATATCTTCATGTATATTTCTGTCTTTGTCATATTATCATACACCCTTCTGTTGCACTTGCTATTAAACCTAAAAACATTATCCAAAATAATGCTGAAAGTGGATTACTAAAATTCAATAAAACCTCGCTTTACTAATTTGTATATCTCTAATACAGTCTATCATAAATGAATTAGCCATGTCAAATCCAATGATAGTCCATGTCTAATTGTTCTCCCCAACCATATTGACTATAAAAGCCATAGTCTTTTCTTAAAAGATTTGATCTGTGAGAAGCATGGACTTTCTCATCTCCGATCCAATCGGGCATATCAAAATTCATGATATGTGGAATATGTTTCATAGTGTTATTGTATCCTCTATCTATCCACTCATCTATACAAGTGTTGTGATAGTATGCTAACGCATCAGGATAATCTTCCCACATTCTATTTACAGGGTGATGTGGATATCCACCTTTACCTTTTGTAATCTGATTATAAGTTTGCATAGCTTCTACTCTTTGCTTACCTAATCTTCTGTAATCTAAACATCTGACACTTTTATCTATGTCAGCGTATGGCATAAAAGTTTGCATAAATCTCCTATACTAATTTATATCTTATAAGTGAATTATAGCAAATTGAATATAGCCATGTCAAGCAATAAAAAAATCCCCTACCTTTTACAGTAGGGGACAAGTTTGAAAGTTCTAAAAGGGTAGGATCTTCTTTATTATCCACTTGACCTTTCCTAGTATTCCTAGTATTAAGTCTACGACTGTTTCTATTATTCCAGTAATAAATTCAGTCAACACTTCCCAAATAATTTGTAGTATATTAACTCTCACAAATATCTCCTTGATTAGTTTATTATTAATCTAATCTTGGCAACCACACTCACCACCACAACAACCTTTTTCTATCTCCTCATCATTTTCACAAGTACATTCATCTTGGTCGCAACTGACATCTTCATCTTGGCAACATTTTTCTTCATCATGACAGTTTGTCGGTTTCATTTTTCGCTTCCTTTCCTATCGGTTTCCCATTAAAAATATCAAGAGAGCTTTCCTTTGACTCCCTTTCCCTTATTTGTTTTTGGATATCATACTTAGTTATTTGTGTAGGGTGAGTTCCCCACTTCTTTGTTTTCTTAATAAGTGCCATAGCGTGTTCTCTTGTTTCCTCTGGAATAGCTTCCCCTTCCAATCCCTATATTCTTCTTCCCAGTAGTTCTTGGTTTCCTTTTATTCGTTTTGATTTCATAGATAACAGTTTCTGCTCCATCTTTAAGAAAAAGAGTTTTTAAGATGTCGTAGTAAGATGACATCTCCTTTCCTAGCTTTCCTTTAATTTTTCAGCTAGTTCGTTCCTTTTTTCCCTTCCTTCGCTTCCTTCAGAAAAGTCTTTGAAGCCTTCCTTTTTAGCTTGAGCAGTAGCGATAGCAAAGGCATCTCCTTTATCTCTCTTTTCCATCCACTCTAAGAAGGCTTTTGTTACTGGTAGCGATCCGCCTTGATACCTCTTTGGTCCAAGTTTAGAACCTGCTTCTCCTACAACCCATGGAAAGTATTTAGGGTTTTCCATTACTGGTGTTACTCTAGCAAATTCAGGATCTAGTTCCTTTGGAAAGCCTTGTCTATCTAACTGGTTGTGGTGTTCCTTTTCCCTTCCTCTGAAGTTTTCAAGAACAGCAAACATTTTATCTCCTACTAAAGGATCAGTTGCTTTCCCATTCTCTTTTGAAAGCCAATTAAAGAAAGTCTGGGTGAAGTCTACGTTTCCATTTGATTTCCATACCATATTAATTTCCTCTCTTGGTTCAGGAGCTGACTTTGTTAGACAGCTTCCATCAGCACATGATTTCTGTGCTGGTTGTTCTGATTTTAATAAGTCAAAAGATGCTCCTTGATTCACTCCCTTTTCACATACTGTTACTTCAGCGAGTTCCAAGTCATCTACTTGCATGTAAGATTGTAAGCCTTTAGTCATATTCTGCATCTTAGTTGCTGATCCAGCAATAGAATAAGACTTTAGCTTTCCTTCGTTTATCTGTTCCTTTACTCTGTCAGAGATCTTTGTATCATTTCTCATTTCAGTAATAAAGAATAGACCATTTTCATTTACACCACTCTTAAATATCTGTCCAGACTTATTGATGTAAGCTGGTAAAGCCCAACCTACTTGGACATCAGAGTGTAGAACCATAGCGTTCCTAGTTCTAAAACTTTTCATGTAGTTTTCAAATGCCCTTCCTAGAGCATCTGTTGTGATCAGGTGTCCCTCTCTGTCTACTAATTCAACAGAGGCGGGACCTCCTAATACTACTGGTTCGATTTCTCGTTTTTCCAGCTTCCTTGCTTCCTTTTGATAAACTTCATTATCTGGGAAAGCTCGGTGTAATGTCATAATTTCTGCAGGTGATGCTATTCCAGCTTTATACAGTCTTTTAAATTCATCTAATGCATTAGTGATGTCCTTAACTGTTACTTTCCCACCTTCTGCCTTTTCCAATAAAGAGATGGTTGCATCCTCAGAAACACTCTGAAACATGTCTCTGTTAGTATTTACTATTTTTTCTGCAGTCATTGTAGTCATAATTTTATCCTATTGGAGTATGTATTCCAAATACTATTCCTTCAAAAGTTGTTGATGAGCCACTACCGATCACTGAAATATTCTTCCTAAAATCTATTGGGTGGCTTGTCTCAAATGATTCACCTGCCGCTAATTTTAAACAAGTAGCAGAGGCTTCTGCTGTAGCATCAAATGCAACGAACAGATTCTGTGAACCATGTGTGTTTTTAATCTTAACGTGTCTTATTACACCTATAGGTGAGATATGTCTTGACCTAGAAAGGTCTACTGTGCCTTCCCATTCATAAGTATTACCACCTGCTAGGTTTCCATCTATGTAATCTGGTACATGTGAATCATGTCTAATGTCATACATAAGTGCATCAAATAACATGTTAATGTTGTGTTGCGTACTTGAACACCATTTAACTCTGTATGTTGCTGGTGTAGTTCCAGCTGGTATATTATAAGCTACCTTTATTGTTTGGTAGCTAGTTGTTAAACTAACTGCTGTACCTGTAGCTAATACAGTCCCACTTGAATCTGTAATCTGCATTACTGCATCTCCTGATGCTGATGCTCCTCTTACCATTCCAGATGCTATAATATAAGTCGGGGTGTTTCCTGATGTATCACCCGCTGCTCCTGCTCCTATAGAATCTGTAGTTACATAAAAACCTTCTTTGGCTGCAGAGTTCGCTGGGTTTACTGTTAGTTCTGCTGACCCTAAGAAAGGTGCTCCAGTTGTTCTTGATATAGCTGATCCATCTGCTGTAAATTCTGTTATAGTTGAGTTCTCTATTGATGGATTTAATATTCTATTTATTCCCGGTGAACCAGTCGTAGCTAATTCTAAGTTAGCAGACGTGTTTCCTTGATCCAAATTATAATATGGACCAGCGTAAATATTTACTGCATCTGCGGCTGTTGTTCCTACTGAACCGCTAAGAGCCACATATCTATCTAGTGGTGCAACTGAGGTACGAGTGCTGGGATCAGTATTCCACTCTTTCCATTCCCATGAATTTGAGTAGCTGTTTGTGAATCCTGCCATTTAATTCTCCTTTAAATCTATCCTAATCTATCAGGATATCTAAGAAGCTGCCCATATAGCTTATAACTATATGATGATACCACCAAATATAATATAGGCAGCTCTTTATATATTATTTATTTTCCGTAAGCGATTAGTCTGATTCCGATACCACTAGCATCTGCTGTGTCACCGAGTTCGTCTAATGCAGCACCATCTGCACCTGCTTCATAAATCTCTAACTTTTCGTTACTGTAGTCATATTGTACTACATAACCGTCAGACTTTTGTGAAATAAGAACAATGTATACTTCCTCTAATCCTAATTGAGTAGCAGAAAGTCCTTCACCACCAGTTGGATAAGAGTCATCGAAAGTAATATCTTTAATTACATACTTTACGTTTCCGGGAACACCAACTACAGGAGAGGATGATCCGGGATTTGTGATTGTAATTGCCATAATTTAATTTCTCCTTTTATAAAATGGGTGGGGAGACTAGCTCCCCAACCCATCAAAATGTTCTTTCCAAGTTAGACTACGCGTTTAAGTCAGTAATCTTAGCTTGTGTGAAGAAGTTGTGACATCGCATTTCTGCCATAGTGTATAGTAAACCTCTTACTACTAGAGCATTAGCTGCGAAGTAGTCTCTGTTTTCTATATACTGTGTTGGTTGTGCCACAGCTATTTCAAGGTAGTCTGTGTCCAAAACATATACGTTTGAACCCAATACTGAGTCATCTGTTGCTACACCTTTTGGTGTGTCAGCATCTGGTAGAATTGGAATACCTTGGTAAGTAGCGAGAACTAGACCAGTTCTTGTACCCGGGAAAGTTCTTTCAGAACCTACACCAACTTGGTACTCTTCCTGTCCTAAGTATCTCTGTTGTGATTGTAGTAATCTTTCTAGCTTGAAGTATTGGTCGTGTCCCATAACGATTAGTTTTGGTTCTCCACCATTGTTTCTTACTGATTGAATACAGTCATCAATTAAGTTTAGAGATAGTTCCCTACCTACTCCACTGTTGTGCTTAACTGTAGCAGCAGCGTTCCATTGTCCGGAAGGTCTGTCACCGAATGTTAAGTCATACGCCCTTACTCCACCGTTTGCTGCGAAGTTTGCGTTTGTGTCGAATGATCCACCTACTGGTGCACCATCAAATTGTACTACGTCATCAATAGACGTTAGTCCTGCTCTTTCTACAACGATAAGACCGTCACCGTCAGCAATAGTTTGCGATGCAGTTCCGTGAGTAATAGCACCCGTAGATGTGTTTACTGCTGAAACTGTTAGTCCAGATGTGTCAATGTAGTCGTTTGCAGATGTATCGAAGTAAGCAATCTTGTCACCTACCTTAATGTTCTTAGCAACTGATGCTGGTACAGTACCTGAAGTAGTTGAACCAGCGGATACAACATATCCTGATCCTGCTAATAGCTCTTCGTTCATTTCTTTAACGTGGTCGAGCTGTGCGTTTTCGTTTTCCAATGCAAGAACATCACCAACACCACCTTCTAATTGTGCAGTGAATACTGATTTCACTGAAGCACCGAAAGTAGTTGAAACGATTCTAGGTAAACTAGCTACGTTTGCGATGTCTGAAACATCAACTGTAGGTAGAGCACCAGTCTCAGTCACAGGTCGTGATCTTCCACTACCTCTGTCTGTCCTGATTCTCCAACCAGCTGTGTTACCCCAAACAGTTCTTGGGATTGCATTGAAGAAACGAGTTTGGTTGTTTAATGCATGCCAAACTTTTCTACCATAGGTAGTGTTAAAAATACCTGTGGCAGTGTCCACTGTAAAGTAAGTCTGTTTCTGTAAGTATTCTGGTCCGAATACAGACGAGTATAGACCTCTTTGAGACTGAGCAATATACTCAGATAATGATGGATTTGTAGCCATAATTAATTTCTCCTCGTTCTTTCAAAAATTATTTATTATTATCCAAGTAGTTCTCTTGGCACACCTGAAGTGTCACCTTGATCTATCTTGTGTTGTAAGTCCCTTAGTTGTTTGTAAGACAAACCACTTAGGTCTTCTACCACATCACCACTTGTTGCGTTACCTTTTACAATTGGAGTAGTTCCATCTGTTCCTAACGCGTCTTGGTTAAGTAGAGCTGGTCTTTGTAAACCATTCTCTTCTCTAAAGCCCATCTTTCGCAGTCTTGCTTCAGACTGTTCTTCAACGGCTTTCTCCATGTTAGCTTCGTAAGCTGCAACAGTTTTTCTCAAAGCATCGAGTTCTTTTCTCATTGCCTTCATTCCGTCATCATCTTCGTCATCTTCATCTGCTTTCATAGAAACTTTGTCAACAGGTTTTTCATCAGACCCGTTGTCATCGTCATCTTCATCAGCTTTTCTGGTCATCATACCAGCAGCTTTCATAGCTTTCTCTTTGTCATCATCCGAGTCGTGTCCCGGTACATGATTCTTTTTCATAGCTTTTTCTTCATCATCATCTTCCATATCAGCAGCCTGTATTGTAGCCTGTTGATCTGCGATATTAGTAGTCGGGTTAGCTGCATTTTGAGCATCATCAAATTGAGGTTGCGTTATTGTTTTAGCTTTCCTTTCTTTAGCTCCGTCAACATCCATTCCTAGTGGGTTCTCTCCGCCTTCGGCTTTGATCATTGATACCACTTCAGATGCGACTGCTTTTACTAATTCTGATTTTTCAGCTTCTAAAGCCTTCTCTTCTTCTTCCATTCTGTCGTCTTCTTCTTCTTTTGTGAGTCTTTCGTCCATTTTAGCGAGAACTTCTGCTACTGCAGATAATGCTAGGTTAGTACCTTGCATGTGATTCTCTAAATTTGTGAATTCTTCTGACATCTTTCGACCTCCTATGTCCTTTCCAGTCTCATTCCAGACTAAAAATTAAGTTAAAAGTTTATTAATTCTCAAGGTTGGTCTTAGCCACCCCCGACCTCTATAGAATTATAATATAAAAATAGGCACTATTCGCCTATCCTGTAATATTATACTATAAATAAAGGCATTTTTTACATAAATATTACGAATATTATAAAATAATTTATAATTTATTCATTTGAATCTTCTACGAGTTCACCATTAGCCATCTTCAACATCTCATTCCTGTAGTCATATAGTGGAACTTGAATTAGTTTCTTTAGCTTTTCGAGTTGGTTTCCCTCTGGCATAGATGCTTCAACTAAATCTAATACTTTACCAATCATCCTAGAATGTCTGGCAATAATGTATTCTTGTTCAGCTGTAACTTTACTTACGTCTACCATTTTAGCCTCCTTTAAATCGATAAAAATCTTCTTAGAATCTCCTGTCTTCCCCTTCCCAATTTCTTTGGAAAGGTGATTCCTAAGTCTCTACTAATATCTCTATACTTTTTTCTTCTTATTACTTTGCTATAAGCATCATCAATAAAAGGTTCGGGAGCTTTTGCTGTAGTGTTTACAATGCTCCACTTACCAGTTTCCGTATTTAATCTTGGTCTACGCCCAAAGTATTTCTTTGTATGTGCTTTTACTTTATGTGTATTAGATTGTTTCTTTATATTTAAAAGTGACTTTAGATCACTATATGTTCCTTGTCTAGGCTTTTGCCTTTCAGGATTACCTGTCTGTATTCCTTTCGTATCTATTACGAAAGATAAAGCTCCTTTTCTATTTCTATTTCTTCTTTGAAATTCTTTTACTTTCATTTCATAATACTGATCTTCTTGCTCTTTACCATCATGTATTAATCTAGCATGAGGAGCTTCATATATAATTTCAAAGCCGCCCATATTAGGTATTAATTGACCACTACGTTTTAGCCAACCAGAACCTTCTGGGCATAGTCTTTGAGATTCTTCAAATACTTCTTCTCCCAGTTCTTGAACTATCTCTAGAATTTCGTCTTCCATGAATTATTATACCTCTTTTTATGGTAAATTTTTCTATTTTATATACATTTCTTAACGCTTTCTATGCAGGGATTTTCAGACTCATTGTATAATTTCCAATAATCTTCTTCTTCGTCATAAGGTAATATACCCTCTGATTGTAGATCTTTCCTAAGTTTTTCGATTTTTGCCTCTAGTTTATCCATGTTTTGATTAATAGATTCTAGATCAGACTTTACGTTATTTTCGTCCCAGCCTACTGAAATTGCGATTAATAGAAATAAGAAAAATGCTAGATAATAAAAGCGTATCACTGTAAAGGTATATCTTCTTTTATGATTTGTCTAGCAGTTAATTTATCATACACTTTATCCTCTAGTGCATCTCTTTTGAATACAGCCATAGTTGCTCCTACACCAAATGCAAGTGCCCCTAATGCTGGTAAACTCTTTACTATTCCTTTTGCTATATCTTTACTTGTCATGCGAATCTCCTTTCTATTCTGATTCTAATACTTTCATACCTAGTGCTATAATTCCACCTGTGCAACCTGTGGCGATCTCCGTGTAGCCTTGCCATACCCCCACTGCACTAAGTATACCTAACACTATAATGGCTAGAAAAATTTGTGGTCTAAGTTTTCCCATCATTAGTTAAGTTCCTCCGTTTTGTTAATTTTCAATCCTGCGTTTTAATTCGTAATAATCATCTACTACATCTAAACACGCTTGGACTTTATCTTCTTGATTTAATATAATAACATTTAAGTTATCTATCTCAGATTGCATGGTTGCTATGTTAACTTGAAGCATAGTAAACCAACTTATTGCCGACACAATTATAGCACCAAAAGTCAAAACAATGGGTAAAGTTACTTGATATTTGTTTTTACCTACTTTTATATCCATTGTTTTCTATGGGCTAACGCCTCCCGGTGGGCTAGGTTCTGATAACAATACTTCATAGTTATTGTTAACTTCCCATATGCTAGCTAGTGTGCTAGATTGTATAGTAAATTCCTTTGTTGCTAAGTTACTGTCATGTCCAATCTGTGAGAATTGAATTGTTAACTCACCGATATCAGCTTGTCTAATTACACATGTACCACCTGATGATACTATGTTACTTAGAACTAACTTGTTAATCTTAGCGTTAGTATTTGTTAAACTACCAGTGTCCAACCAAATTCGGTCATA